TGACCCTGCTACACTTTTTGGTGTATACACATCTAGCAATCTTTCTGGAACTGAGGCAGGAACTTTTACAGAAGATGTAACCACGATTTCTCGTAGTAAATTGGATGCGGCAGGTTTTGACAGTTTCGTTATTGGTGAAAATTTAAGTGCAGACATTTCAGTGCAACATGGCACAACAGCATATTCGGCAAATGTTGCTTCTTTGACAACCGCGGCAACAGAAACTATAAGAACAACGACCACAGCAAATGCTTCAATAAACACACCTGTTACTGGTAAATCTGTTTTAGTAAAAATATCAAACGGAATTTATTTTATTCGAGGACATTTTGTTGAAGTTGCAGATCAAACTATTGTTGTAGAAAAATATAATAATAACGCAAATGCAAAAATAGGTTTGCAGATTAATGAAACTATTATTACTCCAGAATCAGATTTAAGTTTATTAGATAATGCAACTGGTACTTCTAATTTTGCTGCCAAAGGTGCACATAGATTACAATTAACTCTTACCTTGATATCTAAAGAATTAAATTCTACAAATGATAAAGATTTCATTGAACTAATTAAAGTAGAAGATGGTATTGTTCAAAAGTATGCCCGTGAAACTGAATATTCGATTCTTGAACAAACTCTTGCTCGCAGAACATTTGATGAATCTGGCAATTATACTGTAAGACCTTTTACATTTGAAATGAAAGAATCTGTTGATGTTAGTATAAGAGAAACTGATTTTGACGGTGTATATGCTTCTGGTGTCAAAACAAGAAGTGGTAATAAAGCATCTGACGATTTATTGGCTCTTCAAGTATCTCCTGGCAAAGCATATGTCAAAGGATATGAAATAGATAAAATTGCACCAAGTATTATTGATGTTAACAAAAGTAGAGATTTTAGAACATTTAATTCAGCAGCTTCACCAATTGATTTGGGCAACTATATCAAAGTTACTAATCTATATGGAACACCAGATGTTTCAAGTATTTCTGGTGAAACAACTGTTTATAAACAACTTGATTTGTATGATACAAATATAGCAACAAGAGGTACAGCTGTAGGAGTACATATGGGTGTTGCTCGTGCAAGAACATACCAATATGATTCGGGAACCGCCGGAGAACAAGCTGCAACATATAGATTGTATCTTTTTGATATTCGTATGTTTACACGAATTATATTAAGTGGTACACCCAGTCCAACTATTTTGTCTGCTGCAAGTAATGGCGGTCAACGAATAGTGGGTAGTACTAGTGGTGCAACTGGTTTTGTGTTTGGTTCGGGTACATCTGGCACTACTTTGCTTCTTACAAATGTTACAGGAACTTTTTCGTCTGGTGAAACTTTAGCATTGTCAAATTCATCTGAAACTGGAAATTTGATTGAAACTTCTGGTAATGATGATATCACAGCTGTTGAGATTACACCATTTAATTTTGAAAATACTCGGTCTGTACATCAAGAAGATACTAGTGCAGATAGTGGACAAGATTTTACTGCTGATGTTCAATTTGTTTCAATTTCGTCTTCTTCATCTTCTTTGGTCCAAGTTGGCGGCGGCAATGAAAATGAAAGTGTTCTGCTAGAAAACGGTGGAAGATTATCATTACATCCCAGATCATCTGCTGGAACTGGTTCAATAAAAAGTGTTGCTAAACTTTTAGAACCAGAAAAAAATACAAACATTTATATTTTACCAAAAACTCCAGTTAAAACTTTATTGACTGCATCAAATGATGGTGTATCTGATACACAATATACTTTCCGTAGACAATTTGTTGTTACCACAAGCTCGGCCGGTGTATTAACATTAGGTGCTAGTGGTGGTGGTGAAACATTCTTGGCACATAGCGAATCAGATTACACTATCTCTGTTCTGAGTGGAATTCAACAGGGTGATATTATTAGTGCATCAACTGGATTTTCTGGTGGAGGAACTGCCGCAGTAACAATTACTAACCTAACTGGTTTTGGCGCTAGTGTAAAGCTTAAGGTTATGGCAACTCTGTTAAAAACTGATGTAAGTCCAAAAACCAAAACAACAAAGTTGATGAAACAACTCAAAGTAGACACTGGTGCAACAGATCCATTTGGAACAAGACCTGATGATAGATTAATATCATTGGGTCGTGCAGATGTATTTGCTGTATCTGCTGTTTATGAAGCAACAGCTGCTTCGACTGATGCTGTTGCCCCAACACTTTCTTTGTCAACTCCGAATGGTTCGTTTACAAGAGGTGAAAAAATCACAGGCAGCTCTAGTGGTGCAACTGGAAGAGTTATTAACACCACAACACCAATGAGTTATGTGTCAACAAAATTATCAAAATCTTTTACAACTTCTGATACAATCACAGGCGTATCATCTGGTGCAACTGCATTAGTAAGTGCTTTCACTGATGGTGATCTAGTAATTTCAGGTAATTTTCTTTTTGATAATGGACAAAGAGATAATTTTTATGACATTGCTAGAATAGAAAGAAAACGCGGTGCTCCAGCTCCAACAAAAAGATTACTTGTAATTTATGATTATCTTGAGCATGGTGCTGGTGATGTATTCACAGTGGATTCGTATAGCGGTATTGCAGGTAGAATGGATTATGTGGATGTTTCTAGATATAGAGGCATTCCTTTATCTAATGGATTTGATTTTAGACCTACAGTAGAAAACATTGCTGGTGCAGGAACAGACCATACAACTGTGGATGAAATCACTGCTTCTTCTTTTGATTTTTTCCATCGTCAATATGATGGAGCTGGTTCATCTGCAAGTCATTGTCCTAAACCGAATTCTTTAGCACAAGCAGATTTAGAATATTATTTATCTAAAAAAGCAATCATTGTAATGGGTTCTGATGGTGTGATAGAAGTTATTGAAGGACAGTCTGATGAAATCCCTGAATTTCCAGAACAACCCGCAAATTCAATGAAACTCGGTAGTTTGGTTATTCCTGCTTTTACATACACTCCAAACAGTGTGCCTATTCGCAGAGAAAAGAATCAGCGGTTTACTATGAAAGATATTGGTAAACTTAAAAATCGTATTAGTAATCTTGAATATTATACACATCTTTCTCTTTTAGAAAGTGATGCAGAAAGTTTTGAAATTCAAGATTCAAACGGTCTTAACAGATTTAAATCTGGTTTTGTGGTTGATGCTTTTCAAGGCCACCGTCTTGGTGATGTTACTCATCGTGATTATAGCATATCTATTGACCAAAGAAATAATGAGCTTAGACCTTCTACAGCACTTAAAAATGTTAAGTTAGAAGAATTTGCTGCAACTGATTCTGCAAGAACTAATAATAATTATCAAAAAACAGGAGATGTATTTACACTTCCTTATACAGAAATTATATCACACCAACAACCATATGCTACAAGAACAGAAAGAGTTACGCCTGTTTTGCTTTCAAACTGGACTGGTCAAATTGAATTAACACCTTCTGGCGATGATTGGTTTGAAACTGAAATTGCTCCTGCTCTGATTATTAATGTGGAAGGTAATTATAATACAGTTGCCGCAGGCGTTAGAAATTCTATAGGAACGATTTGGAATTCTTGGGAAGACCAATGGAGTGGCGGCACTGACGCAGACGAAGGAATTACCTCGTTCTCTGGTGGTGGTGTTGCCATGTTCATTGATGAAGGTGATGAGCATGACGTGATCTCGGACGGTGACCAAAACGCTAGCCATGGTATGACTGGTGGCATGGACGATGGCGGCGCCTCGTTCGGGCCCGGCACAGCAGGATCCGGCCAAGGCGAGTTTGAATAGTTTGTATAAAATTAATAAAAGGAGAATATAAATGGCACGTCCACGTATCATAACAGGTGTCGTTGAAAAAATTGATTCAGAAACTATAGGAACAAAAGTATTGTCAACAGCAATGATTCCTTTTGTTAGAGCAAGTAATATCAATTTTGAAGGATTTGATTTTCTTCCTAACACACAAGTTTATCCGTTCTTTGATGTAACGGGGGTTGCTGAACATACAAAACCTTTAGCTGGATTTTCGGCAAACGATGCAAGTTTGATAAATGGTGATGCTCTCGTAACTAGTGCCAGTGGTAGAATCAAAGGTGTTTTTAGTATACCTGATCCTAAAATTAAAGGCAATCCTAAATTTAGAACTGGTGAAATTTCTTTTCGATTAACTTCAAGCCCAACAAATATAACTTCTGTTGATCCTATTACTGCTGGAGAATCAAATTATCAAGCAGTTGGTGTTCTTCGGACTGAACAAGAAACTATTATTGCTACTAGAAACGCAGAAATAAGAAGAACATCTGTTTCACAAAGCAGCTCTCTAAGCAGTGAAGGCCTCGATGACTCACCCAGTGATGCGGACGGCGACGATCCATTAGCACAAACTTTCTTAATTGATAAAGTTGGGGGAATATTTTTAACAAGTTGCGATCTTTTCTTTGAATCAAAAGATGACACTCTTCCTGTTACTGTAGAAATTAGAGAAGTTAGTAATGGATTTCCCGGAGCACGAGTTGTGCCATTTAGTAGAGTGGTTAAAGATCCTGTTGATGTTACAATAGATGTAACTGCACAAGTAGCCACAAATTTTAAATTTAATTCTCTAGTTTATCTTCAAGCAAACCTTGAATATTGTATTGTCGTAATTGCTAATGTTCCAACATACAAAGTGTGGATTGCAAGGTTGGGAGAAACAGAAATCCAATCTACATTAGCACAAGCACAAACTGGTGGCACTTCTACATCTGCAACAAATGTTTTGTTTTCAGAAAGAACAGTTTCAAAACAACCAGCGATGGGTGTTTTGTTTAAAGGACATAACAATAGAACTTGGGCACCTTCATTAACTGAAGATTTGAAATTCAATTTGTATAGAGCAGAGTTTAGTCCATTGACTGGTACAATTCCTTTGGTGAATGCTAGTAACCCAACTAAATCTTTGTCAAAACATCCTTTGATTTTCTTAGATGGTAGTGCTGTGATTCAAGTGCGACATCGCGACCATCAAATGTATGTTACAACTAATAATGTAACTATTGATGGTGTAAAGTCTGGTGCAAGCACAACATTATCGACAGCAATAGATGTGGATGACACTACTATTGTTTTGGCTTCTGGTACAAATTTTGATGATACTTCAGGAAAATTCTCTAGAGATACATCTAACGTATATTATATAAAAATTGATGATGAAATCATAACCTATACTTCAATTAGTACAAATACTATTAGTGGTGCAACTAGAGGTACAAACTCAACTACTGCTGTATCTCATGCCGCAGGTGCTACGGTTGAATTGTATATGTTACACAAAATTCCATTTACAGAAATTAATACAACTCATACATCAATCGGCAATATTGGAATTGATAGTTATACTATCACAGTAACAAGTAGTGCTGTTATCGATAGCACTGGAACTACTCATGCACAAAATGGTGGAAATTCTATAACTGCCACAGAAAATATTTTATATGAACTTGGTAAATCTCAAATTAATGGGATTGAACTTCCCGGCACAACTATTGTTGCAAAGAAAAGACCATCAACAGCAACAAGTCCAAGTGGTGCACAGACTTCGTTTACAAAGACTACGGTTTCAAATTCTCTCAATATACCATTAAATGAAAATGTTTATTATGATGTTCCATATTTGGTAGCTTCTGATATTAACCAAGATAATGAAATGTCTTCTGAAAAATCTTTAGCATTAGATTTAACATTAACATCACAATCATCAAATATATCTCCTTTCATTGATAGTGAAAGAATGTCAATGATTGCTGTTGGAAACAGAGTTAATAACATTGATTCATCATCTGATGTATATCCAACAAGCGAATATAATGATTCTACAGAATCTTTTGGTGATAATAACGAAGCAGTATATATAATAAAACAAGTTAATCTTGCACAAAGAGCAACTGCACTGAAAGTATTTTTTGATGGAAATAAAGATTCAAATGGAGAAATTAAACTTCTTTACAAAATATTGAGAGAAGATGATGATTCTAATTTTAAAGAATTGGGTTGGAGATATTTTAACACTGATGGCAGTCCTGATTTAGCTGTAGGTGCATCAAGAAGCATAAATGATTTTCGTGAACATCTATATACTGCTGGTGTTACTGATGATGGTCTTGGTCAAGAGTTGGATCCGTTTATTGCATTCTCAATTAAAATTGTTATGCAAACAACTAATTCAGCATCACCTCCTAGAATCAAAAATTTTAGGGCAATAGCATTGGCAACATAATATGCAAAATAAAGAATTTATAAAAGTAGAAGAAAATAAAGATCTTTCAAGAGATGTGTATTCTGGTGGTATTGTGAATACAAACAGATCTGCTTATGAAAAAGCAATTGTTCGCTCAAAAGCAGCAAAAGTGCAAAGAGATGAATTAAAAAATGCAACAAAAGAAATTAATAATCTCCAAGATGAGATGAGAGAAATAAAAATTCTCTTACAACAATTGGTAAACAAATAAAATGGTTACAATAAACGCAGCTTTAGTTGGTGCATCAGATAGTTTAGAAAGGTTTAGGCAAGAATTTAACACTTTGCATTCAGATATTAGTAGTAATTCTACAATCACAGATGGAACTTCAAACTTCATAGCAGGTCTAAATGCAGGCGCAGCATTACAAAGTGGATCACTTCGTAATGTTTTGGTTGGAGATGAAGCAGGTTCATCGATTACTACCGGAGACGACAATGTCGCCATTGGCCATGCTGCGCTAGACGCTAACACCACCGCTAGCAACAACACAGCTGTAGGTAAAGGCGCTGGAACTGCCGTCACCACTGGTCACGAAAACACTCTAATTGGTAATATATGCCATGACAACTTAACCACTGGCGACCTCAACACCGCCTTGGGTTATAACCTAGCACCTAGTGCTGTTGGCGTGGACTCTGAAATAGTAATAGGGTCAAGCACCACAGGAGGCGGTACAAACACAATAAGAATTGGAACAGCTGGCGGGCATGCCACTCTGGGACTTGATGGCTCTGATTCCTCATGGGCTGCTGATTCTGATGCAAGACTTAAAAAAGATGTTGCAACATCTACAGCAGGTTTAGAGTTTATTAAAGATTTACGCCCTGTTACATTTAAATGGCAACTTAAAAATGCTGTTGAAAGCAACCTGCCTCAATATGATGCGGATTCTTCAGAACCTATATATGGAGAGGGTAATACTCATCATGGATTTATAGCCCAAGAAGTTAAAACAGTTATTGACTCTCATTCAGATGTTGTTAATGGTCACAATGTCTGGCACGAAGACCCCGATGGAACTCAACAGGTAGCACCGGGGGCATTAGTGCCAATGCTAGTGAAAGCAATACAAGAACAAAACATTTTAATTGAAGCATTAACTGCAAGAATTATAATCTTAGAAGGATAGACACTCATGGCAATTACATACACTTGGACTGTTAAAGACATGTCCGTTTTACAGTCACCATCCGAAAACTTTGTTGTAAGCGCACATTGGTTGTGCAGCGGCACCGACGGCACCCGCACTGCTGAGATAGATGGATTTGTTAAATTTACCGAAGTAAGTAGCGCTACTTTTGTAGCTTACGCTAGTTTAACACAATCTGCTGTTTTAGGATGGGTTAATGTTGAACTCGGTACAAACGGAATAACTAGTGCACAATCATGTGTGGAAGGACAAATTAATTCTATGATCACACCTCCCGTATCACCTACAAGCGCTGCGGTTCCATGGTAAATAAATACAATGACTGCTAGATCACCTCTATGGTTTAATAGTGGAAATCTTCAAGAGATGACTGCTGGCGAAATTGTTGAATGGCAAGCTGCAGCAATTTTTGTTTACGCCAGTGGACCAACTGCTGTACTTACAGTTAGTAGTAGTTCGGCGGGTGATCTTGCTGCTATGTCTGATACGAGAAAGAAAGCTGGTGCCACATCACAAGCCAATGATGCTTATGTTGCTGAAAGTTCTACTGCTGAACCGGGAACAGTAACAGTTTCATATGACAGGGTTGATAATACGTATACTACAAGTGGGGTTGGCCAAACTGCTGATAATGGAATAACTATGCCAGTTTATTATGATGGTAGTGGGTCGATTGTTGCAATGAATCTTGCAGATTTTAAAGATACTTTTGTTGAACCTGCGATTGATCTAATGATAGCAAGCTCAGAATCAAACAATACGGGTGGAACTTATACTGTTACTACATCTTCATCAGCAGCATCAGGATATACTAATGTATCTACTACCGCAATATTCACTGATACACGCGCAGACGTGGGTGCGTATAGTTCTGCTGGTATTCCAGAGACACTTGATCAACCAACAACAATAACGAATTACTTTCTTCACAGAAGGGATGGTGCAGATAGCACTCCATCAAGAAACCTTTTACTTATCGATGGTGACGCCAACCTGATAGAAGGTGCCACTGCCACTATGAAAAGTCTCATAGGAAATTGGATACGTTTTGATACTGCTAATACTAGTGGCCAAAAAATTGTATACACAATGGCAACGTCTGGTGGTGCCACAAGAGGAACTGCTATAGTTGATACTCGTCTTAATGGTAATGGTAATTATACAAGGAGACAAGTTGGTGATGATTATCGTTCACAGGAATTTCCAGATGGTTCAGCAGCAACAATAACAACCTATAATCTTAGAATTGCTAAAGGTGGTTAATATGTATATAGAGAGTGGGAGATATTAATGTCATATTCATGGTCAGATAAAATTACAGATTATTATTACAGCAATCCAGAACTGGATACTGTTGCAGTTTTGTGGACGAACCCAGATGATGGTCTTGTTAGAGAACATTACATTTTGGTAGATGAAGCAGATGAGCAGTGGAGAGATTTTGCAAAAGAAGTTTCTTATGAGGATATAGATAAACGTACTCAGGTTCGTCATGAAGAGTTTCGTGAGGAATTTAGGGAAGCTTTTAATGATTATGCTCAAAGAAATAATATTGAATCTGATCATGGCGTAAATCAAAATGATAGTTTGAATATTATTTTTGAATTTAATTCAGAAAATAATGATCATAAAGATACTCTTTTTAAATTAAAATTAAAAATGTTTGAACAAGAAGTTGTGAAGAAAAGCAAAAAAAGAACATCAAAAACTGATATTCGTAAAGCAGAAACTCCACTGGAGGCTATTAAAGCATACGCATCATTTTTCTAAAAGAGGATTTATATTATGAATATATTATGTGTTAATTGGGGCGATAAGTATGGTAAAAAATACGTTGAGAAACTGAAACAACAATGCGAAAAGAACTGTTCAGTTCCTTTTAATTTTTATTGTTTAACAGATAAACCGACAGAAGATTATGACCGGCAACTTCCCACAACTTGGGACTCCTATGAAAATGGAAAGTTTTGGGCATATAGAAAATTTTATATGTTTAATGAAAGCCAACTCGGCATCACAGGTAAAAACTTTTTATACCTTGACCTTGATGTAATTATTCACCAAGACTTAAAATATTTCTTTGAATTACCTATGGATAATCCTTGGATTGTTCATGGGTGGTGGAATGATATTGAAGTATGTAAAAAAAACTTCGCAAGGTTTAAATCTACACCAATAAACTCATCCATCATTCGGTGGAATAGTAATCAATTAATAGAAGTATATAATCATATTGAAAAAAATATAGACACTATATTTTTCACATATCCAACTATAGATAATTATCTAAACCATTTCTTCTATGATATGTATGGAGATAAATCTTTCTTTAATGTTTTTCCTATTGGAGATATTTATTCTTGGTATAAAGGAAACGTATTTCCTGACGATATTGAATCTAAAAAATTACGTAAAGAATGCAAAGTTTGTCTGTTTAATAATAGTGGAGAAACTAATGATGTTGAAGAGTTAAAATCTTTATGGAATATTTAAAATATACACCTGAGTTAGCTAACGATTGGAAAAACGCATTATCAAATTCAGAATCATATTTGTTCAAACGAGCAATGGATTCTATGAATCAATCTCAATTAGAAAGTAAGTTGTGGATAATCCAAGAATTAATTAAGTTAGAAATTAAACCAAAAAGAGTTGCAATACTTGCTGGGTGGTTTGCACAATATATCGTTCCTCTTTTGTATGATAATTTTGAATCTGTAGAGTGGGTAGAAAACTTTGAAATTGATCAGAATGTTAAACAACTAAGTTATAAATTTAATAAAAGATATAAAGAAGAAGAAAAATATAAAATACGAATTAGAAATGTTATGTTTGATAAAATACATAAAATACAATACGGTGAAGATACGATAATCAATTGTTCATGTGAGCATATGTATCCAATGTGGAAATTTAGAAAAATAAATGAATCGATTTTAAAAAATCCTCTATATATATTACAATCATCCAATGACAGACAATATGATGATCATATTAATTGTGTGGATAGTGTTGATGAATTAACTGATCAAGCCAATATGGTTGATGTAATGTATAGCGGCGAAAAACAATTATCTAATGGTATGACAAGATACATGGTTATTGGAAGATGAATCCAATAGAATGGTGTAGGAAAAATGATATTTGGTATCTAAAAATAGATTTAGAAATACCAGAGGTAATCATTAAAGAAGCCCAAACAGTATATGATGAAGGATTTTTTGTAGAGCATAGACTACAAGATGGTGGTGAATGGTTTTCTTCTTCAATACATGGATTTGTTCATGAGAATGAAATTGATACGTCTTTGGGTTGGCGCAATACTATGAATCCAACTGGTCATGATTATACCGAAGATACAGTGAAGTGGGGATGGACTGAAGTTGCTGAAGTTGCGCCAGAGATGAAGAGGTGGTTGGAAGATTTTCCACATAAACATTACAGGCGTTGTCGGTTCATGTTAATAAAGCCCGGTGGAAGTATTAATGCTCATCATGATGCTAGTGATAAAAGAATAAACGAAGGTAGACAAAGAAATATATCTGCTGCTATTAATTTAGCAATCTATCAACCAGAAAATTGTTATCTGAGAAGAGTAGATACAAAGGAAGAATTGCCCTTTGATAACTGCACTGGATTTTGGTTTGATAATGGAGTCACTCATGAAGCACTAAATAGTTCATCTGAAAATCGTTTTCATTTTATTGTTCATGGTGGATCAAATAAGGAAAGAATTGAATTGATGAAACGGTCTATGGTCAAACAGTTTGGTAAGGACGTATTAAGGGAATTGGATTAATGAAAAACTTTGAAGATTTCAAAAGTCTTTGGATAAAAGAATCTTCCGATATAAAAATAAAAAAAAATACAAAAAATCTTGTTTTCATTATAATGTATCCTGATAATGTAGAATGGGATTTTGGTGTAGAGAAACAAACACAAACTACATGTTTGCAAACTTCTGGTGGCCTTACTGGAGCAGGAACCGGCCACAATCAAATACTTTGTTATACAAGTGAAATATTTAATATTCTTAATGATTGTGACGAATACACTCATGCTATGATTGTAACTGTTGGTATGACTTTTTCTATGACTGCATTTAAAACTTCAATTGAAAGTTTTTATGATTTTGCAAAGGAAACAACAAAATGGTGTAAAGGACATATAATTGCAAAACCTGATAAACCAGCATATTTACATCATCAGCATGTAGAAATAAATCTTGATGTGTGGAGAGAATTAAAAAAACCATTTATTTTTGAGAAATGGAAAAATTATGAAAAATCAGATAAAAATTATCACGATGATTATACTCCACATTGGATAACACCAGAGAACATACCAACTGTTTTTAATTTTGATGATAACGATAGAAGAGTTAAATCATTCTCATATAATAATATACAAAATAGAACAAAAATTCAAAATAGAAATTGGAAAATTCTCAAGAACAGAAAAAAAGGATATTATGATGAATTAGATGATGATAATTATTTTAAAACAACCTGTGATAGATTAAAAAGTACATTCTATGTTGAAAACACTATGAGTTTAGGATCAATTTCTGAGAATTTACCTGATGAAAAATTTGATATTATTTTTTCACCAACAGCTGGTTATGTGACAGAAGTTTTAATTGAAAAATTAAATTTTAATGGAGAGATTGTATTTTATGATTATACTCAAAACAATGTTACAATTAAAGAGAACATTGTTGAAATGAATATGTCTATGGAAGAAATAAAAAAATATTCTGGATATATAAATCAATCGTTTAATTTTACAAAAAATATATCTCAAAGTTCGCAAGCTAATATTTTGCATAACAGAGCAAAAACATACGGTGACTTTGAGTATCTTAGAACTCTTCAGAAAAAAATGAGAGACACATATGATATAGAATATTGGATAATGGATTTAATAAAACCTGATTATAAAAAACTTAAAAACAAAATTGAGGGTAAAAAAGTTTTATTTAATACTAGTAATATTTTTAGTTATCATATTTCACATTCAGTTTATACTTTAGATGCATTAGTTAGGTCTTTTAATATACTACACAAGACACTTAGCTATTCAGAATATTATCTGTTCATGGGAACTAGACCAACTAAACAACATCTACAATATTTCAGTAAGAGATAACATCTAATGATAATAGAAAATAAAATTCCGGTATCTAATGAGTTGGATAAAAAATATAATGCATCCAGTATATATGAACCAAAACTTGAAAAAAACTTTTTTGAATTTACTCTAGAAGAATTGGGTTTGCCATCAGCTGAGTGGTTATATAAACAGACTCTAAAAATATCCGATGAGATTGGAGGCATAAAGGGATGGCAAAAAAACAATAAAGAATCAGAAAAATACAAAGGGTTTAGTATTTGTATAAATCCAGATGGAGATGAACATCTTCAAAGTCCATATGCAAGTCTTGGTCATCCAGAATTGAACTGGGCTTATTCGCGAAACAATAATCCAAATCCTCCTTGGGAAACTGACAAAGACACTTATTATGATACATATGGATTTAATACGGTTCATCCTGTTGTTCAAAAACATTACAAAGAATTTCTAGATTGTTTTGATTTACAACCCACAAGGTCAAGAGTTATGTGGGCACATCCAGGATATGAACAAAATTGGCATTTAGATGAAATTATGTGGTCTGCAATTAGATTTAATATTCCTTTAATTACAGAACCATCATATGTTTTAGAAATTGATGGTACAGATGATTGGGGCAATTCTTTGACATTAACAAAACATTTGGAAGTTGGTAAAGTATATTTTTGGAACACTAAAATACAACATAGAGTTAGAGATACAGGTAATGCAACAAAACCAAGACTTCATATTGTTGCTGGATTCATGACTTGGTTTGAAAAAAAAGGAGGGGAATGGAAAAAAAATAAGTGGTTTGGTGTTCAACCTATAGACATGATAAAATCAAAGATGATTTTTCCTTATGCACCATGAAAATATTTGCAGTTAGAATAGGTGATAAGTATGGTCCAGAATATGAAAAATATTTGGAAAATAAATTATCCAAGTATGAAATTGTATGGATAAGAGAACCCTATAACCAAAAAGTAACTTTACAATGGAACAAGATGTGGGGAATGCAACTGGATATTGACGAACCAATTTGTATGATAGACATTGATATTTTGTTGATGAATGACTATGAAAAAATATTTGAGTATCCTGTAAATCCTGGCCAATTTATTGCAATGCCAGGTTGGTGGAGAGATACAATTAAAAATAACTATGTTATTAATGGTGGATTTTTTAAATACTATCCAAAAGATTGTCGTTATATCTTTGATAAATTTATGTCAAATATACATGGTTGGCAGAGATATTATATAGACAATAAAACCACTGCCGGTCCAGTAAATGGAGAACAATATTTTGTTGAAGATTCTGTTAAAGAAAGATTAGAACTTATTACGTTACCAGAAAGTTGGTTTACACGATGGGTTGTAAATGAAGATATTAATTATGGTAAGGATATGACTAAATGGCAGATTCAAATAACAAATAAATATAGAAAAATAACAGGAAATGATTATATTTATTTGGGTGGTGAATTTCATCCTGATATAAAATTTGTTCATTTTACACACAGAAACAACAAGCCACATGAATGGGAAGATTATAAAAATCATGCATAATTCTGTAGAGAATATAACATGGGAAGAAATTAAATTTATATGGGAAAAATATTTGTGGCCAAATAAAAAATCTGGAGTTAAACCATTTAATAAATGGACATGGAAATATCCGGGTAGATCTTTTGGTTCAAACTATGATATGAATGTATCTCCTGTTTTCTTTGGAATATATGAAGATGATAAACTTGTATCAGTCAACAGTTGTTATATGAGTAATGTTTGGGAAGATTCTATATATTTTAGATCAAGAGGTTTATGGACAGACCCAGAATGTCGTAGAAAGGGATATGCTTCTTTAATATTACTCGAAACTATAAAGTATGCAAAGGAAAATAATGGAACTTGGATATGGACGGTTCCTAGAAAAACTGCATTGCCTGCATATGAAAATGTAGGATTAAAACAATGGTCTAAATGGAAAAATGATTTAGAATATGGTCCAAATTGTATTGCAATAAAACAAATCTTATAAATATATAAAAAAAGGATACTTATATGGCCATACCCACAAGCAAATCAACATTTAAATCGTATTGCCTGAGAGCATTGGGTTCTGGTGTCATCGATATTAACGTATCAGATGATCAGGCAGATGATCGCATTGATGAAGCTCTTCAGTATTTTGCTCAATATCATTATGATGGCATTGAGAAAATGTATCTCAAACATCTAATTACTGAAGCAGATATTGCCCGAGGAAAAACAAATGTATCCACAATTGGAACTGATTCAGTAGATAGTACTATTACTGATACATTTCTAGAAGGTAGTAATTTTATTCCAATGCCTTCTGCTGTTGTGTCAGTGATACAGGTTTGGCCGTTCTCAGGTATAGGTGGTGGTTCTAGCATGTTTGATGTTCGTTACCAGTTGCGCCTTAATGACTTATATGACCTATCCTCTACTTCTATTGTTGAGTATCAGATGGCAATGGGTAATCTAGACCTTTTAGAACATATTCTTGTTGGTGAAAAACCAATTCGATTTAACCAACATCAAAATCGTCTTTACATTGACGGAGATTGGTCAAATGATTTTGTTGCTGGTGAAGATTATATCATTGCAGAATGTTATCGCAAAATAGACCCAGCAACATTCACAGATATTTTTGATGATATTTTCCTAAAAAGATATGCAACTGCTCTTATTAAGCAACAGTGGGGTGCAAACTTATCCAAGTTCAGTGGTATTGCTATGCTTGGTGGTGTTACTATGAATGGTGAAAGTATTTATTCACAAGCACAGGAAGAGATTAATAAGTTGGAAGAACAAATTCAACTTACGTTTGAATTGCCAGTTAATTATATGATAGGGTAATTTATGGCGGTTAATAAACATTTTCATTCGCCTGGACTTGCTGCTGCCACAGCTGACCAACCTCGTGCTTGGCAATGGCGTTCGCACTTGCAAGTGGAGAAATCTTTATATGCTGATTTAGTTGCAGAAGCTATTCATCATAGAGGACATTCTGTATTTTATCTTGATCGTACATTAGTTGCAGAAGACAATGTTTTTGGCGAAGATGCACTATCCAAATTTAATAAGCAAGCTTCCATTGAAATGTATATGGAAGATTCTTCTGGTGGTTATTCTGGCGAACTTGAATTGATGAATAAATTTGGTTTGCAGAACCTTAGTGAAGCAACCTTCGTTGTAAGTAAGAAAAAGTTTCAAGAAAAAACAAAACAAATAGAAATAGAAACGGCAACAGACTTAACATCGTCTGGTTCTATCCAATTAGAATCTGGTACAATTGCAATTTCTAGTAGTGAAGTATTTTATATTTCAAATGAAACTGATGCAACAGATTTGGATAGGCCATTAGAGGGTGATGTAATTTATCATCCAACTTTAAAGAAATTGTTTGAGATTAATTTTGTTGACCACGACGATCCTTTTCATCAATTAGACAGCAATCCAGTATACAAAATGCGTTGTCGTACATTTGATTATAGTTCTGAAGTGTTGGATACAGGTATTAGTGAAATTGATGCAATTGAAGATGCGCTTTCGACTTCAAGTTCTGAATACCAGATTCGTCTTGAAAGTGAATTTACAGTAACAGTTATAACATCAGATAATATATCTCTTACATCAGATACAACTAATGTCACAGCAGATGCAACAATAGCTGACATAGAGTCTTTGAATGTAATTAGTGGTAGTATACTACTTGAAACTGGTAGTAATCAATATATTATAACTGAAGAATATTATATTGGTGATTATGTGAATGACAAAACTGCACAAAATGAATTGTTTGATAAATTAGATGATGCAGTCTTAGATTTTTCAGAATCTAATCCATTTGGTGATGTAGGGAGTTTAAACTAATGACTACAGGTCAAATAATTACAGCTGAACAATCACTATATGCCAACTTGGTTGCAGAAGCAATTCAAATTCATGGCCATGATGTTCATTATATTGATAGAACTATTGTAGCAGAAGATAATGTTCTTGGAGAAGATACACTTTCAAAATTCAGCTCTTCTGCTAAAATTGAAATGTACGTTGAGAATGCTGAAGGTGGTTATTCCGGCGAACTTGAATTGATGAATAAATTTGGATTGCAAAATCTGAGTGATATAACCTTCGTTGTATCAAAAAATAGATTTCAAGAATTAACAAAACAAATTACAATTGAAAGTGGTACGGATACAACAGGTGGTGCTATACTTTTAGAATCTGGAACAATATCAATATCTACATTACAAGGTGAAACATATTACATTCTAAATGAAACTGATGCAACAGATTCAGATAGACCATTAGAAGGCGACTTAATTTATCACCCCATTTTGGAAAAATTGTTTATTGTTAATTTTGTTGATCATGATGCATCTTTTAATCAATTAGATAATAACCCTACATATAAATTACAATGTCGTACATTTGATTATAGTTCTGAAATGTTGGATACGGGCATTTCTGCGATTGATGATATAGAAGATGCGCTTTCAACAAATGCTCTTATATATCAATTCACTTTAGAACAATCAAGTGCAGTAAACGAATCTATCAGAATTCATGATACTGCAACAACTAGAGGTTTATTATTAGACGAAACAGATAGTGATAATATCATAGGTGAAAATGATAGTACTTCTGTCGGTGAAAGTATTATTCTTGAAACAGGAACTAACGATTATTTATTACAGGAAGAATATTATATTGGTGATTATGTGAATGACAAAACTGCACAAAATGAATTGTTTGATAAATTAGATGATGCAGTCTTGGACTTCGCAGAATCTAATCCATTTGGTGATCCTACATGATTAATAACAATATTATTATAATAAATAACTATAGGAGAATATAGATGGCAAATCAATCACTTGGAATAGGCGGCGCAGCAGACGATGGAACTGGCGATAATCTACGTATAGCTGCTGATAAAATTAATGACAACTTCTTAGAGATTTATACTCTAATTGGAGATGCATCGTCTTTGACGAGTGGTATTAGTGCAACTGCGACAGTCGTGACTTTAACTGCGCCAACAATTACAGGTGTAGTTGCTGGAACGCAAACATCAGCAACAATTACAACTCTAACAGGAACTACTTTTAATGCTGGAACTCTTGCATTAGCTGCTGGTTCTATTACAGATAGTTCTGGTGCAATTTCTTTTGGTAATGAGAATCTAACAACAACAGGGACAATTACTGGTGATGTTACAGGCGATGTTACAGGTGATGTTACAGGTAACGCAGATACCGCAACTACACTCGCGACGGCCAGAACAATTGGTGGAACCTCATTTGATGGTAGTGCTAATATTGCGGTAGGTTTATCGGCAACTTCAACTATATTAGCAACTGCAAGAACTATTGGTGGCGTATCATTTAATGGTTCTGCTAATATTAACTTACCTGGCGTAAATTCTGCTGGTAACCAATCAACTTCTGGTCTTGCTGCAACAGCAACAATACTTGAGACTGCTAGAACAATTGGTGGAACCTCATTTGATGGTAGTGCTAACATTGCTGTCGGACTTGCCGCAACCGCAACAGCACTTGCTACTGCTAGAACTATTGGTGGAACCTCATTTGATGGTACATCAAATATTGCTGTAGGACTTGCTGCAACTGCAACAGCATTAGCAACTGCTAGAACAATTGGTGGTGTATCATTTGATGGTAGTGCTAATATCAATTTGCCCGGTGTAAATGCTGCTGGTAACCAATCAACTTCTGGTCTTGCTGCAACAGCAACAGCATTAGCAACTGCTAGAACTATTGGTGGAACCTCATTTGATGGTACAGCAAATATTGCTGTAGGACTTGCTGCAACTGCTACAGCTCTTGCGACTGCAAGAACTATTGGTGGAACTAGTTTTGATGGCACTGGAAACATTGCAGTTGCTTTGGCATCTGTTGGTACTGCTGTTACAGTAGCAGATGAATCAAGTGATACAACTTGTTTTCCATTATTTGCAACTGCTGCAACAGGTGATTTGCCCCCGAAGAGTGGTTCTAATCTAACTTTTAATGCTAGTAGTGGTTTATTGACTGCAACACTATTTGCTGGTGCGTTAACAGGTAACGTAACTGGTAACGCATCTGGAACTGCTGCTACGGTTACTGGAGCAGCTCAAACAAATATTACTTCAGTAGGAACTCTTACTGCATTACAAGTAGATAATCTTAATATAAATGGTAATACATTAAGTTCAACTGCTGGTACTGACTTGTTAATTACACCACTTTCTGGACAACAGATTGTTCTTGATGGTGCTATTATCATTGATGCTGGTGTAGTTACTGGTGCAACAAGTATTACATCAACGGCTTTTGTTGGTGATATAACTGGTGATGTTACAGGTAATGCTGATACAGCAACTACACTTGCAACAGCAAGGACTATTGGTGGTACATCATTCAATGGTTCGGCAAATATTGCTGTAGGACTAGCGGCGACGGCAACCGCATTAGCTACAGCAAGAACAATTGGTGGAACATCATTTGATGGTACAGCTAATATCGCAGTTGGTCTTGCTGCAACAGCAACCGCATTAGCTACAGCAAGAACTATTGCTGGTGTAAGTTTTAACGGTACTGCAAATATTACTCTTGCTTCAACAGACTTAACAGACGTTACAGCAACTGCTGTTGAACTTAATATTTTAGATGCAAGTGCTGGTAATACTGCTGTTGCTTCTGATGTTGCATCAAGCGCAGGTGCAGTCACATCAAACAATTTTAAAATTAAACACACTCTTACGTTAGCTGCTACATTAGCTGATGATGCAGAACATGCAGATGTTGTAATTACAAGTGATAAAGTATTAGCTACATCTGTTGTGTTAGCAAATGCAAGTATAGATGTTCATGTAGATGTTCATACAGTAGTAGCTGGGTCATTTAAAGTTCGTATTACTAATAAATCTGGTGCTACATTAGCAGACGACTCTACTATGATTTTGAATTATAGAATAGTATAGGAGAATTTAAATGGCAAATAAATTAGTTGGAATAGGCAACGCAGCAGACGATGGAACTGGAGATACTTTAAGAGTATCTTTCGATAAAATTAATGACAACTTCTTAGAGATTTATACTCTAATTGGAGATGAATCGTCTTTGACGAGTGGTATTAGTGCAACTGCGACATCAGTAACTTTAACTGCGCCAACAATTACAGGTGTAGTTGCTGGAACGCAAACATCTGCTACTATTACAACTTTAACAGGAACTACGTTTAATGCTGGAACTCTTGCATTAGCTGCTGGTTCTATTACAGATAGTTCTGGAACCATTAATTTCGGTAATGATAATCTAACAACAACAGGAAATATTAGTGGTAATGTTACAGGTAACGCAGATACCGCAACAGCACTTGCGACTGCGAGAAATATTGGTGGAACCTCATTTGATGGTAGTGCTAACATTGCTGTAGGACTTGCTACAACTGCCACAACTCTTGCAACTGCTAGAACTATTGGCGGTGTTTCGTTTGACGGTAGTGCTAATATAAATCTGCCCGGTGTAAATGCATCTGGTAACCAATCAACTTCTGGACTTGCTGCAACTGCAACAGCACTTGCGACTGCTAGAACTATTGGTGGAACAAGTTTTGATGGGACTGCTAATATTGCGGTAGGACTTGCTGCAGAAGCAACCATACTAGAAACTGCTAGAACTATCGGTGGA